ATTCTGTCCAACAATTCTGTTAGTCTGCGCAAGACCATTGACCAATGATAGCACAAGCGACTGCAGCCTCACTTACGAAGTAGAGGTGGGTTGCTCATTCCGAAATCCTGGTAAATGGAATGATGGAAAAGCAGGAGATCAGCTCGTCTGGAACTGGTTGCAAGCTCCAACTTACCAAATCAACGAAGTTGTAGTTGGATATGCTGCAACAGATCCTCACACGGAACAGCCAACAATTCCAACTGCCGATCCATGGGCGAACAGACTTTCGATCGCCAATCTACCTGGTGAGGAACCGACTAAAAAAATGATTGCTACTTGGGATCATACACTCATTGCAAGAAACAAACAAACTATCTATGACGATGATCCTGATAAAGGTAAGGCAGCAGCTAACGCTGCTGCTGTTACTGCTGCTGCGGCAGCAGCTAGCGCTGCTGCCGCTGCAGCTGATGATGGCGACGAGGAGCCTGATGATACTGGCGAAGAAGCGATGATCGATGAAGGTCCCGTCAAAAAGAAGAGTAAGAAAAAGTAGATCACACACACGTCTTTCACTCATATTTCCACGCACAAATTTAACTCACAAAATCCAATTAAATCTAAACCAAAAAATGTACTATATGTGATGGGGGGGGAAGTCATTGGGTCGTCGCTTCGCTCCTCCCTTATTGCGGGCTTTCAGCCCGCAGATAAACATGGCTCGTCGTCTTCGCCTCCTCGCCATATGGGGGCTTTCAGCCCCCTATATAACCCCCGGCCGACCAGCGGCCGGCCCCCCCCAGCAAGTCTAGCCCTACCCCCCACACACAAAAAAGGGGTTCGGTCAATGCACTAAATCATTCCGCGCGGGCTCAACGGAGGTTACACCTTCGCTATCGCTCAGGTGACCTCCGTCGAGTAAAGCGCGCGGATCTGGATCTTTGTTCCTGCAGTTCAAAGAATGTCCATTAAAGAACCTAACCTTAAAGAATGTCCATTAAAGAACCTAACCTTAACTATATAAATTGTAACTTTTGAAAGATTCCATCCCATAATATTTGTTGTGCTTACTAATTGTAACTTTTGTACACTATGACGTCATTTCTATTGTAACTTTTATCAACTCCATCCCATAATATTTGTTGTGCTTACTACAAAGGTCCTATATATTTATATGACACAAAAGATTGACATGTTTCAGACAACGAACCAGACAGGTACGTACCTGATCTTCGCTAGTATGGCTAGGAGGGGCCTAATAGAAAGATCTAAAAGAGGGGGTTAAAGTCCCGCAAAGCGGTCCTCCACCGGGTTCTCCGGAGTAACCTCACCGCAACTCTATCATGTGGTAACTATGCTCATGTCTTTGCTGAACAGATAATGTCAATCGGCGCGCAAGGGAAGAGGTGGTGCTTTACAATCAACAATCCCACAGAAGAAGATAAATTCTGGGAGAATGATGCTCTACTTAATGATTCTTTCCAATACCTTATTCTTCAAGAGGAGGTCGGTGAACACGGAACGCCTCATATACAGGGGTTCTGTATTCTTAAGAATAAGAAGAGGGGAACATGGTTACAGGCTCACGCCTCTGCCAGAGGACATTATGAAATCTGCAGAGGAACTAATCAACAAGCCGCTGATTATTGTCGAAAAGACGATACACATAAAGAAAATGGCTTGAGATTCGAATGGGGCCACTTACCAGAGAGAAAGGCTGCTCCAAAACACTCTGAAAGACTACAAGAAGCAATGGAGGAAATCGAGCTAGTCAAAACAGGTTACAAAAGACCTGCAGACATTGGGGCAAGCTCTCTACTCATGTCAGGGTTTGTACCAGCGTACAAACTACTCACTCAAACTGTCATGGGTCCATTCAGGCCAGACCTAAAAATTATAACAATTATAGGTCCGCCTGGTTGTGGTAAATCATACACTCTCTTCAAGCATTTCCCTACAGCCGGTAGAGCATTATACGGAAATGGAGGGCTATGGTGGAGTAATCCAACAAGTGATGTACTGCTCATTGAAGAGTTCAATGGTCAGATTCCACTCCAGAAACTACTCCAACTCCTTGATCCTTATCCGCAACAGATAGAAATCAAGGGTGGAATGGCTCCTCTATGTGCTAGGGTTATCGCTATAACCAGCAACGTGACTCCTGACAAATGGTACAAATCAGAAACTGACGCTCCAGATTCTGATTTCGCACAAAAAAGAAACTTGGCAATCCAAGCTCTTTACGACAGGTTAGGGTTCGCACACACGACGGGTAGGCAAATACGCAAGAATGCATATTACCTAGAACCGTCTATCGAAGAAGGCAGTGACGAACCTTACGAGGATCAGATACAAGCCATAAGAGAATGGCTATCTGAAAAAATGGACGAGATCTGTGAAGATCTCGGTGCGTGGTACACTCATCCCTCAGAGGATGAGTGAAAGACTCCCATGACTATATCTCGTTACTCTCGATGACGTCATGGGACGGGACGCGGGACGGTAATACTAAGTTGCGTCCCGCCTTGTCCCGTAGGGTTTTCGGTCGACACACTTTCCCTGCATAATATGCAATTCAGATTTCACAACTAACTCACAACTTTTTTTTCATCATGAAAACCCCCTATGATCCCCCAGGGGATGTGCTTTTAAGTCTATACCTAATCCTAAATTATATTATATTTTTTTCCTTTCAAATTTTTGACTGACTCATGCCGAGAAAATACTACAAACGCGCTAAAAAGCGATCAAGACGTAGACGCTCAAGATGGAGCGCCAAAAGATACTACTATAGAAGAAAGAAGTGGTCTAGAGGATCAATTCCTCTAGGAACCAAAGCTGAAGTCAGCTCTTCCTTCAAATGGGCAGGAACAGCACATGTCCAATTCCCTTCCTCACCTATTACTGTGAGCGGACAGACATGGAGTCAGACATTAAATAACTATTCCATTGCCTTCAATCCAATGATAGGAAACATCTGTTCTGGTGCAGAAAACCAAAAATTAATGAAAGACGAAGCCAGTGGGAAGACTGTCGTTGTACAAGACAGTGACAACCCATCCAGTAACAATATCTTCACTCCAAGTTACTTCATTAACCTGTTCTACAACGAAAACTTCCGTAAAATGCTCTGCATGTACCAAGAATGGAAGATCAACTACGTCATGCTCAAAGTAACACCTGTTTGCAGGGACACTGTTGCGTCAAGCTTCTTGCCCATGAGCATTACATCCTTTGTTGATAGAAAGTACACAGGACTCTACGGCTCTCCAGTAGAGAGATACATTCACCCAGCTCAATCACCACAAGCTGTATGGGAATTGCAGCAAGACATTGCTTCCCAGGGCAAAAAGTGGAAGACTATCCAAAGAGAAGCTGGAGGAAGCTACAAAGTCTACCTCAAAGCATCCGGCACTCAAGAAAAAACTTATTGGTACACCACAGAAATGCAGCAGGTCAACTGGGGAGGGCTCTACTCAACACTAGACTACAAGCTATGCGTAAAACAGTTCTACTGTGACGCTATCTCCCCTTGCTTACAAGAAGCTACTCGCCACAATCAACAGGGATTCTGTCCAACAATTCTGTTAGTCTGCGCAAGACCATTGACCAATGATAGCACAAGCGACTGCAGCCTCACTTACGAAGTAGAGGTGGGTTGCTCATTCCGAAATCCTGGTAAATGGAATGATGGA